GCATCTTCGACGTGGTGGAAAAACGTCTCGACCGGGTCATCACTCTCGCGCGCCAGTCGGCCGTGGCGAGCCCGCACAGCGGAATCCTCCACCACGGCGCGGCGAAACGGCGCTTGAATGAACGAGATGCGAGCGGGAAGCGCGGGCATGTCGCCTTACCCAGCCACGAACGGATTGGTGCTGACCGACAACCGCGGCGTAAGCGGCATATTCGGGACCGTGCCCAGGTTCGGAACTGAGCTGTTCGCGAGCGCCGTGGTCAGGTTGTAGAGGAGCTTCGGCTTCCCGCTGAACCCTAGCTCAGCCATTACGCTCTCGCCCTCGCCCCATGATACCAGCGGCTGCAGCACCGAACCGGCAAAGGCGGTGGGATCGTTCGCGAGCGTGCCAATCGGGCCGGCGCCCGACTGATAGTGGATCAGCATGCGGCTCGCGGCGACATTCAGCGGCTCATTGTGCCCGAACATGGCCAGTCCGTGAGGGAACGCGGTCGCGATATCGACCGATGCCGCAGGCTGTGCCGCTGCCGCGGCATACGTGCTGGTGGGCTCTCGGATCGTGCCGTCGGCACGGACGAAGAAGATGCGCGTCACGCCGGTGATGCGGTCCATGTAGTAGCCGATCACGCCGCGCTGATTGACTTCGGACGCCGTCCAGAAGTCACTATGCCCAATGCCACCCGCAACGCCAAGCATTCGCAGGCCGTCGGTGAAGTTCATGTAAAGCTTGAGCGGATTGGTAGAGCCAGCGTTGTCGGCATCCTTGATGAACGCCTTGGTCTGAGCCCATTGTGACCCATCGAACGCGGCAGGCGTCCTGACCTCCATAAGCATGAGAAGGGTGTCGAACATCGACGAGGGGGGAACCGGGCTGTTCAGACTGTTCAGGTTTACGTTGCTGATGAGTTCGTGCGTGCCGGCAGGGGCGGGCGTAGGCGTAGGCGTCGGGGTCGCCGTACCCGCCGCCTCGAACGGAACGGTGCCTGTCTTCTCGGCCGAGCCGCCGGTATTACCCGCCCACACGTAGAACGTCAGGTCGTCGTCTGTGGTCCATGGCAGGCCGCTGCTGAGTGTGTGGGTGCTGGTCGCCTGCCCAAGCTGGCCCGGTCCATCCGTGATGGTCCCGGCGATGTTCACGCCATTGCGCTGCCAGGCAGTGACGACCCGATCGGGCGCGCCGCCTCCGAGCGTATAGCTGGCGGTGGACACCTGACCGATCTTGGCCGTCGCAGGCGAAATGGTCAGATTGGTGATGGTGGGAGGCGAAGGCGTCGGGGCGGGCGCAGGCGTGCTCCCTCCGGCCACAATAGCCGTTCGCGCCGTCGGGTGCGGCTGCATGGGCATGGGCGTGCTGAAGTTGTCGATAGGCGGCGCCGTGCGGGGCGGATTGCCGCCCCGCAGAAACCGAACCCCCAAGGTCGCGCCAGGAGTGAGCGCGGCGTGCGTCAAGGTAATGGAGCTCGCGCTCGCGCGCACGGCCGCACTGATCGGCACGACAGTCGCGAAGTTGTCCTGCGACACCTCGAAGCCGGTGATACCGGAGGCGGGGGTGAAGTCGGTGGCAACCGCGTGCGACAGAAGCACGGTGGTGCTCGTGGTGCTGTTGGAAACTAGGCCTGTCATCCGCGGGCCGGTAGCGATCGGCAGGCCGTCGATCGCTCGGATGATGTTGGCCGCGAAGCGGTCACCCCATGGCCCGTAGCCCGCATCTGTCATGTGGATGGTGTCTTGCTGGGGCTGATCGTACTGCTGCGCGCCGAAGAAGTTGTTGGCGTCCTTCGATACCGCGTCCTCGGCCAGATACAGCGCATCGAAGCGAGCATGCGCAGCGGTGGTGAGCGTCGTGGAGGCCGACTTTTGCGAAAGGCCCATGATGACGGGCACATGGCCGCCCGCCGCCGCTCGCAGCTTGGCAAGCACCGAACGCAAGCGCGGCTCGTGCTCGGCCTGGGTGGTGAAGGTGCCGCCCGATGCGTCGTTGAAGCCGAGCTGGAACAGGATCAGGTCCACGCCACCGACAGCTTGGAAAGCTGCAACCGTGGTCTGCATGTCCTCGTTGCCGGCCGTGTCCCAGCCAGCCACCGTGGTGCCGCCCACGGTGCATTTCACGAACTGGATCGGGCGGTTGTACCGGGCGCGCAGTGCCTTGCCGATCCGGCGCATGGCCAAGCCCGGGCAGGTGCTGAACGAGGTGGGCGAGGTGGAGAGGCTGCGCGTCACGAGCGGGTCGGAAGTCTCACCCAGTTCGTTGAAGAACGCCGCGTTCATGGTGCTGGAGCCGACCACGCCGATCTTGAGCGGCACGTCGCTCGCCGCCACCGCGACCGTGAAGGCCACGCGCTTCGGAATGGAGCGCGTATAGCCCTCGATCAGGTTTGGACCGGCGGCACCAACGATCACGTCATAGGTGCCAGGCGCCGCCGGAGGCGTCACCACGCCGGTCGCCGGGTCAATCGTGAACAGATGCCCATGCCTGCCGCCGAGGATGCTGTAGGTGATGGCTCCACCGCCGGCGAGCGTCGCCTGTGCCGTGTAGGAGCCGGTGGCAGTGGCGCCGGAAGTGAACACAGGCACGGCAGGCGGGTTCACCATGGGAATGAAACCGACGACCCGGTTGAAACGATCAGCCCCGACTAGGTTCTGCATGTGGGCGTCATAGAAGCCGTCCATGTAGGTATAGACGGTCTTTCTGGTTCCGTCCGCATTGTAGAGGCCCTCCCAAACATAGGTCGCCTTGAACCTCATGCTCTCTATGTCTTGAACGTTGGTCGCTGGACCGGGGAAGTTCGCCCTGTTCGCCTGGATCACCTCGTCGATGATCGGAGACCAGAAGGGCTCGTCCTTCATGGCGAACGCGGCCGCGAGGATGGCGTTGGTCTCGAACGAGAAGTTCTGGCTCGTGCGATAGCTGGCGCTCGCCGACGGGTTAAAGCTGCCGAAGCCCTGACCGGTGCTGTTCGTGTACGTGGTCGCGTTGCGATCCGTCAGGCCTATGCCGTTGATCGACCAGTGCGCCTGCCCATCCTCAAGCGAGTAGGCGTGCGAATGGTAGATAACGTCACCCACCTTGATCTTTGCCGTAGTGTCCACTTGGATCGTGACGGGCGACGGCGGATTGGTGATGTTGGTCCCCTGAGCCGAGCGACAGAGTACTTCCCCCGTGCTCGCCAAGCGGATCAGCAGTCCGCCGCCCGAGTAGTGGTCGCCGCCCCAAGTGATCGAAATGGTGGGCTTGCCGCTTGAGTTGACGCCGATCGCCTTGACCTCCCACCGCCGATAGACGTTGGGCCAGTTGTCCTCGGTATCGTCGTGCGGGACGCAGCGCGCGATATGCGCTGGCGTCAGATAGCCGAACTGCAGGGTGTTGTCGTACACCGCCTTCGCGGGCGTACCGTAGTGCTTGAGGATTTCGGTCTCACCGAGCGCCCACAGCGCCCACATGGCCGGGATCGACTGCGACGAGAAGTGCCCGCCGCCATTGCTCATGATGTTGTCGATGTCGTTATACTGGTGGAAGAAATAGTCGCGACCGTGCGCGATCATCCAGCCCAGCAGCTTCTTGCGATCAGCTGCGGGCGTGGTGGGGTCGAGGATATAGTAGCTCGCGGGGGTCCAGACGTATGCCAGGTCGGTCGAATAGCCGGCGTCGTCGCCGTCCAGGCTGAAACCGACCGGAACGCTTACCTCGTACCCGGTCGATCCCGAGTTATCGATGCGCGTGAAGGCCGAGACCGGGGAACTGCGCGACATCGCCTCGATCACCCTCCCGAGCCTGATCTTGCGACCGGGGATAGGTAGTGCCGGGAGGGTCGCCAGCTTGGCATCAAGATCGAGCTCGCGCGAGACAGACCGCGCACGGAGCGGCTTCGTGCCGCGAATGGCCTCGGGTGCCACCCGGTTCTGCGGATTGGAGACCGGCGCAGCGATGCAGTGAAGCGGATAGTACGAGGCTATCGCCGTCCGCGACCCTTCGGGGGTCCCGATGCTCTCAGCAAACACCGCGATGTCCTCGGGCACCATCATCGCCGGGAACGTCATGCGCCGGGTCTCGCGGAACATCGCCTTGTTGCTGTCGGAGATGCCCATGCCCTTGGTGAACAGACGATCATCCCAGCCATGCGTCTGCTGGAAGATGGGGTTCTTCGTCGCACCATGGCGGCCCGCAGTGCCGGCGAGGCTGTCCGAGACGATCGTGAACGCCCCGATCATCATGTATTCGCCGTTCATGTCGAGCTGGTAGGGCACCGGCTTCCCTGGCTGGCCGGTTACCTCAACCCCCAGCTTGCGAGAGCCGAACGAGATGGTGTTCGTGGTGCCATCGGGCGCCACCGTTACCGGAACAGCGGTGATGTTCACGATAGGCGCATCGGTGTAGCCAGACGCAGGAACTCCGTTCGTTCCCTTGAGGGGATTGGTGGCGGGCGGCACGTAGGTTTCGGTCGCGCCGTCCTGCCCGCCCACGATCTGATTGGTCACCGTCCTCGAGACGAAATGGCGACCCGTTTCACCATCGACGCCATGCGCGACGGCCAGCACCGGGTTAACCGAGCCGTCCGGGTTCTTGATGGTGTACGCGGAGGGTTGCGGCAGAGTCGCGGGATCGAGCGGAAGATCGTAGAAGTCGCGGACGGTCAGGGTGTCCCACTGCCGCAGCGTCACCACGGGGGCCGGCAAGGCCGCGACGGCGCCCTCGCTTCGGACGACGAACGGACCATACGAGCCGCCCGTCGCGATCACGCAGCCCGCTGGCTTGCTGATGCTGACCGCGCCGCCCTCGTCGGGCGCCTCCACGGTGCTTTCGTTCGGGAAGCGCTCGACGGTGGGCGACACCAGCGAGCCGAGAGGGATGCTGAGAGGCTGGTTGCCGGTGAAAGGTATGTCGCCGTTGCTGACCTTGAGTGTCGCGGCGGGATCGGCGCCCAGCGCCCATAGAACCGAGGCTGCGGCCTCATCGCCTTCTTCCAGGCGGTCAACCTCGATGTGGAACCGGATACCGCGATCAGGGTTCGCGGGGTTCTTGTACGCAATGGCCTTATCCATCACGAGGCGAACAACCCGTGCCGGCCGCGCCGTCTGGTTGAGGATCGTCTGCCCGGTAAAGGACTCCAGCGGCTCGCCATCGAGATTGCGCAGCGGGTTCTCGGAGGGCTTCGTATACGCAAAGGTGGCCAGCTCGCCGGGAGCGAAGGCGGTCGCCAAGAGCACGCGAAGCATGGGCGGGTTCGATTGAACGGCGATGTCGGTGGCGGGCTGAGAGCCAAAGCTGGGAGCCGACACCATGATCGCGCTCAGATCAGGCGTGCTGTCTGGGTTCATCTCGTCGCTCATGGGGATCAGGAGCGTCTTGAGGTTGCCAATGCTGCCCTCCAGCACGACCGGTGGGCTGCTCTTTAGGGTGAAGCTGAGAACCTTCGTGACCGCTTGGCCAGTGGGCGGCGTCACCTTGCCCTCAAGCGAGAACTGGAAGCCATCGGGACGTGCGGTGGGCGTCCATTCGTTCGTCGCGGAAAGCTCAGCGCCCTGTGCGTCCAGCCAGCGGTAGGAGCCATCCCCGCCGCCGCTCCACTCCATCACGCCGGTCAGCTTGCGACCGTTGATGATGGTGCCTGCCGGCTCGACCGAGAGGCGGCTGATAACGGGAGGAGCCGCGACCGAGACCGGCGTGATGGTGTTGTTCTGGATGCCGGTGAGGCCGAAGCCGTCAACCGCGCCAAAGGTGATGATGTGAGCCTGGGCCTCGTAGTCTGGAACCACGAACGAATATTCGCCCGTGTCCTCGTCCAGCGTGACGGCGATGGTGCTCGAAATGTAGAAGAAGGTTACGCTCTCGCTGGCGCGCAGCTGACCCCTGACGACCGTCCGCTCGGTGTACGGGCCTGAGATGTTCGGGCTCGTGATCTCGGGCGCTACGGTATCGAGATCCTTCGGCCGAGGCCGATACGCCTTGCCGGCCAGGGCGGCCTTTGCCGCGCGCTTCTCGGGCGAGTCCGGAATGACGTCCCATGCGGCGTCGAACTGCGCCTCGGACATCAGCTGGGAGCCGCTGCTGCTGGGAAGGAAGCTCATGCCACCTCTCCCACTGCGATCTTGTCGCCGGGATTGAGGATGCGCGTGCTGACGGCGCCCTCATACCAGATCACGCCATTTTCCGCGTCCGTGATGGAGCCATCTGCCACCCGCACGCGGCAGTCGCCCTCCGCGGTGATGCAGTAGAAGGCGGGCTCGGGGATGACATATGGCGCGTCACCGGCCGCAACCCGCACCGGGTCACCAATCTCCCGCCCTAGCGCGAGTAGGCTGCCGATCTGGTGGCGGGTGATTGCGAGACTCATCGCGGTGTCCTTTCGGGGCAAATGAAAAGGGCCGGCGTTGGCCGGCCCTGGAGAGGGGTTCAGTCTTGGTTCGGCGCAGCGGCCGGGTTTATTCAGTCGGCGTCGGGATCCGCCGGGCACCAGTTAGCCGGATATGGCGCACCGCGGCGCACGGCATCGCGGCAGACGCGGCCGAGCGCGGCCCAGCCAGCTTCGCCCCACGCTTCGACAGCGGAATCGTGCAGCCTGGCTGCGCCCTCGTTCTCGAGCGTATCAAGGCTGGGCACCGGCTTGGACTGCTGGCGCACGTCCTCCGCAGGCGGGTAGCTGTGAAACGTCGCGGCCGGCGCTCCGCATCCGCTCGCAGTTAAGAGCATTGCTGGCAGCGCTAGGCTTCTGATCGCTGTCCGTCGTAGCATTGATGGCATTGTCTCGTTTCCCTTGACCTCGCGCGACGGTGGCGATGTCGCCCTCGCGCTCGAGCGCGGCCGCGCCGCGGGATTGCTCGGTGAGCGCGCGCGCCTTGCGCTCCGCCTCGGCCTGCTCTGCGCGGCCGATCTCACGCCCATGATCGCGGCCGACCAGATACGCGATGGGCAGACACAGCGCCGCGGCGCACAGCGCGCCCAGGACGTAGCCCTGCACGCGCGCCCACCAACTGGTGACGCTTGCTGTCGTGATCATTGCTCTCTCGCCTCGTCGATTTCGCGCGAGCTCAGCCGCTCGATCCGCTTGTACCCCTCGACGCCGAGCGCCCCGAGGATCTTCTCGTTCTGCGCCAGCAGCGCCTTGGTATCGCGGAACCCGACGCCGATCAGCAGGACGATCAGCAGGTCGTCGGTCGTGTAGATCACCCGATCCAGCCCGTCCCAGCCCACACCACGAAGCAGAGGGGGCGAAGCAGGATGAACGCGAGGGCGAACCACCAGACGGCCATGCGATCCTCCAAGCCTTCGCTGATGCAGTCGAAGACTCGTTGAGGTCGGCACACCTTGATCATGGCAGGAACTTACGGCTGAACCTGCATTACGTTGTTCGGCACATAGGGCTCGGCCGTAAGCAGCTGCGTCTTGTGGACGTATGCCTTGTAGACCCCGTAGGCCATCGGCGCAGCGACGGTGACGAGAGCGGTGATGAACTGCAGCGTCTCGTTGTCGACCCAGCCACGGCCGAGCGCGAACGCGCCGCAGGCCGCGAGGAGATAGCGCAGCAGGGCCGCGATCTGGGTTGCGAGCGTGCCTTCGGTGATCACGATCGTGGGGGTGATGTCGTTGCTCATGGCTTTCTCCTTTCGGGTGGTCAGCGCAGGGCTGCCGCCATCTTGATGTGGTAGTTGTTCTTCGCGTAACCGGCGCCGTTGTAGCCGCGGGCGAACGGGCGGCAGCTTTCGGGATCGTCGGCGCGACAAGCGAGCAGGTCGTCCTCAAGGTTCTCGGCGTCGACGAATCCCACCATGGCCTCGAGGTGATCGTCCTCGTTGCCCGCCATGCCAGCGGCAAAGGCATAGGGGCTCTCGTAGCCACACACTTTCCAGTGGAACCCCATGACCTGGAAGAGGCCCCACGAGGCGCTCTGCAGCGCTGCAGCCTCGTCTCGTTCGGCCATGTCGGCGAGCACCTTCCAGCGGGCATCGTAGGTGCTGGGGTAGGGCATCGTGCCCCACTTGGGATAGCTGAACGCCGTGACGCCGAACCGGCCCTCGGTGAGGCGGTGGAAGACATGCGGTTCCGGCAGAATGACAGGCCGGCCGACATCGTCGAAGCTCCGGCCCGCGCTCTCGACCTTCTCGATCATCCGGATGTGCTTTAGCGTCACCCCGAGCTTGCGCGCGGCGGCGACCCGGTCGTCGTCGTCGATCGCCGGTGCCGTCCGATTGACGTAGCGCGCGAGGAACTCGGCGCGGTCGAGCAGCGGAGAGCCGCCATCGTCGCTGATTTGCGCTTTCGCGATGATCCCGCGCGCAGTCACCGGGCCCGGGTCGCCGTCGTCCGGCACCCCGGCCCAGCGCTGAATGCGCTGCCAGTCAGCTTTCATGTTGTGCTCCAGGTTAGAGAGGTGCGCTCAGTCCGCTTTGCCGAACATGGCGCGCAGCATTGCCAGCACGCGCTCCGCGAAGAACTCGATCGCCAGCAGCCCAGAAAAGCCCAGGCCGATGCCCCACACCACCGCCATACCGGGCGACATGGGTGCACTCGTGAAGGCGCCGATCACGATCAGGAACAGCACGATGAGCAGCAGCACGGTCAACGCGACGTGCTGCCAAGTTGTCAGCTTGCGCAGCGGCGGCGGTGCGATGAATCGCGCCAGCATCAGCCCCATGCAGGACAGGCCGAGCGCCAGAACTGGCACGTCGTGTCCGAACAAAGTGACCAGCGCGGGGCCGATGGACGGTGCCAAGGCCGTAGCCCCGCTGTCGCCTTTCACGCACTTGCCTTCCCAACAGTCACCCCGATCGCGATCAACAGCACGATCAGGATGATCTTCGCGTTCTGAATGATTAGACTCGCCGTCAGCTTCGGCATCCCGGCGCCGCGGTCGGCACTCAGCAGCTGCGGAATGACCTGATAGCCCCAAGACAGACAAGTGAGGGCCATCAAGAACGGGATCAGTGAGAAACCATCCATGAACAGGTCCACACGAAGAAGCAGCCGGATGGTAGACTCGCTGACCTCGCCCCACAGCAACGTCCACAAGGCATCCGGCATGGTCCGCATGGTGATGAAGCTCATCATGCAGATTACGAATGTCCGCCATGCGTCGATTGCCCGCCAATCCTGCCATGTCGGCCGCGGGAGAAGGTTGCCGACCAGACGCGAAATAGTGCGTTGTCGACGTGGCTCGAGCAGCATCCTTAACAAGACAGCCAGGGAGACCCCCGCTGCTACGACGTCACCAAACAACCCAACAAGGTAAGCCGCGGGATCGCCTTCAAAACTTGGCGGAAACGGCGAAGGAGTGGCGTAGCCATACATCATCTTTAAGACCTGCGTTCTGACACGTGGTGTGAACGATCTTCATTCCTCAAGAACCTGCCAGAACAGGTAGGCGCGGACGCAATGGCCAGGCCCGTCTCCGAGTTGAACGGCAGCCCAGTCGATCCACCGCGCCAGCCGGATACCCCACGGCATGCCCTTGAAGGCGGCCTTGCCCACGTAGCCGCTTATCAGCTGCCGCCCGGTCGGCCGATCCGCCAGGCCGAACGGGTACAGCGTGGTCAGCCAGATGGTGCACAGGAGCAGGTCCAACGCCGTCAAGAGCGGGAGGACGCAATGCCAGCACCGAGTGGCGAAGCGGCCGATCACGACGCAATCGCCTGCCAGTCGATCACCGACGCGGCCACGATGTCGCCCAGCGTCTGCGCATCGGTGACGGCCTTCTTCCCGCCCATCCGAAGGGCCTCGATCGCGGCGCCTACCGCAACCCACTGGTCGGCCAAGCCAATCACCTCTGCCGCAAGCGCTTCGACCGTCATGCCGCGCGCCGGCGCCTCGGCGTGCAGCATGGGCGCGGCCGCGCTGTTGTCGGCGGTCCACGCCCGTGCCTCGGCCTCCTTGCGCTGATAGGTCATCGCCTGGCCGGCGCCCGGGGTGAGGAAGCGCTGGCGCACTACCTCGGCCTCGCTGTCAATCCTGGCCCAGAGCACGGCGCGCAGCACGTCGAGGTCGAGGATGGGCGTTGCGACCACCGCTTGCGGCACGAGCACCATAGCGGCACCCTCCGGCAGGGGCTGATAAGCGGCGGTGCCGGCCGAGCCGCTGCCGCGCCACAGTTCAGCCCCGCTCGCGAGGTCATAGACGATCCAATATTCCATGAGGGCTCCTAAAGAGCGGTCCAGTAGAGTTGAACGGTGGGGTTGCTGATGTTCGTCGATGCCTGATTGGTGCCGGTGTCCGCGTTGCGGTTTACAAGCCTCCAGCGAATTGTGCGCGCGCCCCACAGGTTGATGGCGCGGATCACATAGTTGAATAACGCGCCCTGGTCGGCCGCAAGCCCAGAAGGCACCCGCAGGTCAGCGAGAATGTTGTCGGCGGTGTCGAGTAGCTGGACAGATATGTAGGCCGCCCGCACTCCGCCATTTGTGGAGCCGAATTGATCGCCGCTGATGGTGAAATACAGCGAGCCACCTGACCCTATGGCCATGTCAGCCGTCATGCCGGGGACCGGATATACGCCGGGCACGAACGGCGCTTGAAAGCCACCCACCACGCTCACCTGCGTCGAGGCGGTCATGGTGCTCCGATCGAGCGCCGGAAGGGCGACCGTCTCGGGCAGGATCAGCTGTCCCGACACCCGGAGGTCGCCGACGATCTCTACGCCAGCGCCGCCGTTTACGTCGGCGGACACCCGGATCGCCGCCCGGTTATCGCCTGCAACCGCGACCACTTGCCAGTACGCGGCGGTCCGCTGCTGCAGTCCGGTGATTGTCCCGGCCTGCTCGGTGAGGGTGGCCTGGGTTCCGCCCAGGTCGCTTTCCAGCGTCTGCACGCGCGAGGTGGTGGCGAAGCGTCCATCAGTGGTGGCAGTCTCGACGGTGCTGATGCGCCCAGACAGGCCGCCGGCGTAGGTGGCGATCTCCTCAGCGCGCTGCGCTGTAGCGAAACGGCCGTCCGTGGTGGCAGTCTCTACCGTGCCCACCCGGGCGGCGAGCGCGGGTAGCGCCGCCTGCGCTTCCGCTTCGGGAGCGCTCGCGGGCCTCAGCCCGAAGTAGTTGAGGCGAACGACCTTGTCGGAGAAGCCGAAGCCTCCCCCATTGTTGACGTAGTAGAGGTCGACCGAATGGGTGCCGATGAGGTTTGCGAACAGGCTGTAGCGGAACACGCGGCCGGGCACGGTCTGGAAACCGCCGGCGAAGTTGATGTTGCCACTGACATCAGCAACCTCGTCCAAGGCCCAGATCGCCGAGCCCAGGAAGGCGCCGTCTTCGTTGAAGGAGCTCAGGATGATGCCCGCACCGATGAAGTTGCCAGCATCCAGCCCCAGCGCGAGCTCCACAATCGCGGGACCGGGCGTCACCTTGATGGTCTGCCTGATGCCGCTGTCCTCAGCCCCGACGCTGTGCAGGATCAGGGTAGGACCGCTGGAATGGACGTTGTCACCGTCGCCACGGCCCACGCTGAACATGGCCGCCCATTGCTGCCATGCGGCCGGGTACAGCTGCCCGGCGGGCCACGCCGAGAATGCCGGGTTGCGCGCTACGCTGCTTGAGCCACCCGTCGTTTCAAGGAGCGACGTCCGCTCTGCCAGCGCGAGATCCGCCTCGGTGAAGGCGGTCGTGATCTCGGTGGCCTTGGCGTTGATCGCCGGCCCGATCGAGGCCGTGACCTCATCAACGCGAGTGCCCAAAGCATTGTCGCGCGAGACGGAAGCTTGCTCGACGCGCTGGACCTCGGCTCGCGCAACCGAATCGACACCCTCACTGCCCCCGCCGCCTTCCGCGACGATGGCGTCGATCCGCTGCCCAATGGCATCGGTGGTGCTGATACCGGTCTGTTCGACGCGGGTGATTTCGACGCGTAGGTCGGTGTCCAACGTCCCGATCTGGCCAAGAGCAGCCTCGGCCCGCGCGTGCGCAGCGTCTGCCGCATCGTGTGCCACGGTGATCCTGGCATTCGCCGCGGCAACCGCGCCGTCGATGGCCGGGATGGTCTCGTTCTCGAGCGCGTCGGCGCGAGCCTTGGCAGCTTCGATGGCGGAGATGACCTCTTCCGCCGGCCGGTCACCGACTGGTGTGCCCGGCGGCGCACCGTGCGTGGCATTCGGATCGAGCGGCTTCAGGTCTTCAAGCGGTGTACCGTCGCCGTAGCTTATGTCCTCGGCGCTCACCGGCGGCGCCATGTTCTCCCACCAGGCATTCGACGTCGTGGGCCAAGCCGGCGGCGCGTTGCCCGCGGCGGGCGTGTCGTTGATGTAGAGCCATTCGGACTGGTCCGGCAGAGTAACGATGTTGCCGTAGCGGTAGATTTCCGCCGGGTCGTAAGCACCACGCGGCACCAGCGGCGCGTCGAAGGCGATCTCGTCGCTGGTATGCACGCGCCATGCGCGGGCGGCGCCGAACGTCGTCTTGGCATAGGGGGTGCTGACGTTCTCCTCGCGGCTGTCCGCCACCTGTGGCAGCGCGCGGCCCTGCGCATCGAGCGTAAGGTCAGGCGTCCGGCCCAGGTCCACCTTTGCCACGAAGAAGGTCTCGATAGGCGTGATGCCCGCCTGATAGTTGCACGGCAACGCCAGACCGCGCGCCGCGTCGGCGAACTCGATCGGGCTGTCGAGGAACAGGTCGATCGTGAACGGCGCGTCAGCATTCAAAGCCGCCAGGCTGTCGAGCTCGAGATAGCTGTCGGCGATGCCCGCGATGTTCGCGAGCGCCTTAATCACCGTGCCCGTCTGCCGCGGCGTGGCGGAGCCGACAACATGGCCCAGAATGTCGCCGGTGATAACGCCCGCCGCCGGCGCCCCCAGCCGGATCATGCCTTCTGCGAGGCAGGTCGCCCAATTGCCCGGCGGGATCGTGGCCGCCACCAGCGCATCATAGGTCGCGTGGTCGGCGAGCGGCGGGCCGAAGTCCGAACCACGCTCGAACAGCGCCTGCACCGCCTCAATGGGACCATAGCCAGAGAACTGGTAGACCGAATCAACGGCGTTGATCAGCACCGGCTCGACGTTCATCGGGTTGCCGATCGCCAGCGGCTTGACTCGCTCGGCCAGGTCCTCGGTCCCCTCCGCATCGCCGGTGCCAGCATAGGTCAGGTGCAGCACCTCCGCAGCGAAGGTGTCGGTGTCGGTACTCGCGGTGAGCGTGAGCGTGCGCTCGCCCCCTTCGAAGTTGCTCACCCGCCCGCGGAAGCGAACCGGCCAGGGCCACGCATCGCCGACCTTGCCGAGCCGAAGCTCGACCTCGGCGCCCGACCAGGCGTAGCGGCCGGCACCAGCGTGCTGCGGCGCCTCGATCAGTCGCGGCATGGAGATAGGCAGGTTCGCGGTGCCCACGGTCACCGCCGCGGTGAAGTCGCCATTGAACAGCTGGATCGCCAGCGTGGGAGCACGCGACATCGCCGGCTCCCAGGGGCCGTCGGTGCCCAGCCCCGTGATCTCGCGCAGGTTGGCGGACGCGAGGCGCACGTCTACGCGCGCGTCCGTCTCCGGGTCATAGGGCCGGATCAACGCGAGGCAGTGCGTGGCGGCCATCAGAAGTAATCAGCCCCGTAGGCGGCCAACTGCGTGCCGCTGCTATTCGCGCCGGCCTGCGCCGCCAACAGGCGCCCGACCGTGGCGAGGTTGTCGTTCACAGCCTGCAGCTGCCCCACAATGGCCTCGTTGCCGCGGTCGACGCTCGAGATGAGCGCCGTATCGCCGGTGCTTGCGCCGAACGGACTGTCCCGGCTTTCTGCTTGGCTCATCAGAAGTTCCTGCTCAGCCAAGGCGCCCTCGGTCGTCGAGCGCACTTCATCGAAGCGGGCGAAATATGCTTCCTGACTGCCGTAGATTTCGCGCTCGATCGCGAGCAGTTGCTGCGCCGCCTCGGCGTAAGCGTCGAATGCCGTGGTATCGCCGGCCTGCACCTTGGCGGACAACTCGTTGTAGGTGCCAAGAGCGTTCGCCTGGCGATCGCGCAGCGACAAGCCGCTGTCGCCGATCAGCAGATCATCGAGCAGGCCTTGCAGCGTGCCGGTCATGCTCTGGAGCGATTCCTCGAGCACCTGAGCACGCTCGATGCCGTAGAGTTCTTCCAGCTGCGCCAATTCGGCGGCGCTGGCACCGGCTCGTTCGAACAGGTCGGCCAAATCCTCGAACTCGGCGTTCAATTCGTCGAGCGCGGCGCCGACCGGATCCTGGTATTCGCGCAGCCGCTGGAACACGCTGCGGAAGTCGAGCACGTCCTGCAGCGCCTGCTCCACGTCGTCGCTGAGCGTCAGCAGCCGCTGCTCGGCTGCACTGAGGCCCTGGATAGCTCCATCCTGCAGTGCGTTGGCGAGAGCATAGACGAGTGCCGCGCCTTCATCTTCGCCGAAGTCGGTGAGGCCTTGAGCGGAGTTGCCGCTGAAGTTGAGACCGCCCTCCCCGTTCCAACCTTTCGTGCTGTCGCGGACCCGGTAGTTGCCATCGTACATGCCGATCGCGACGTCGAAGGCCCCGACCTGTGCATCAAGCTGGTCTGCAATGCTCTTGAGGCTGTCCTGCAGCGACGAGGCCAGGCCAGACGCCACATTTTCGCCGTCATCCCCCCGGCTTGTCAGGCCAGAGGTGCCGTTCGCACTGGTCAGCAGGGCGGTCCCATAATCCTTCGAACTGCCAAACAGGCTGGACAGGAAGTTGCCAGCCACTGCACCGATGATGTCCCCGCCTGGAATGGGGAGCAGCGACCCCACCATCCCGCCGAGAGCCGCCCCTGTGCTGCTGCCGCCCAGCCCAAGGGCCTGCGACAGCGCGTTGACCTGTCCGCCGGTGGAAGCGCCGCCGAAGGCGCCCAACAGGTCTTCGGTGAGCCCCTTGCCGAACACGTCGGGGCCGAACTCGAAGACGCCGCCCTTGAGCGCACCCAGCGCTGCGCCAAGCGAGCCGCCGGAGAGATAGCCACCAGCCGCACCGCCGAGGATGCTGCCGAGCTCGCCGGCGAGCTTCGTGCCAAGTATGTCCTCCATGCCGGTGAGCAATGGCTGCACCATCCTGCGGCCGACCCGGTCGAAATATTCTTCGGGCCGCATTCCAGCGACCGTGTCCCGCGCGGCCTGCTGCGATGCGGTGACCACGATCGGGCCGTTGTCGTTGGCGGCACCGGCACCCGGCGCGCCGAACGCCTCGTCGAAGCGCCGCATGAGATCGTCCTGCGCCGCCGCCGCTTCCGGATTGGCGATGCGGACAGCGGCCCCATCGATGGCGTCCGCGAAAAGGCCAGCGGCGCCAGCGGCGCGGTCGGTCTCGTCCTTCAGGTGGTCGACGGTCTGGTCGAAGCCGCTCTTGGCGACCTCGTCCAGCTCGCGCAGTGCATCGCCGAACAGTTCCTCGACGACCAGCTGCGATTGCAGCTGCTTGGCTATGCGCTGGAAGTCGGCGCCATCGCCGGAGAACAGGCTTTCGAGCTCGCTGCGAAGCGCCCGGTTGGCTTCCAGGAAGGCGTCCTGCCTGTCCCGCTGCCGCTCGAGTTCCTCGGTGACCTCCTGCTCGAGCCGGACCATGTCGAGAATGTCGGCCTTGCGCTTCTCGCCGATCGGACCAAGGCTGCTTTCGAGGTTCCAGATGATCTGCAGAGCCTCGGCCTCGTCGCCCCGATTGGCGGTGATGAGGCGATCGATCTCCAGCCGCCGCGCCGAGTCCTCCTCAAGTTCCTGGAACGGCCGCACCAGCGCCTCCTGGATCACCGCCTGCGCATCACGAGCATCGGCTGCGGTCTGCTCCCAACCGATCGGCTTGCGCTCGCCGAGCTCGGCGATGATCGCGTCGAGTTCGCGGGTGGCGCGCGCGGCCTGGTCGACCAGGCGGGGTTGCTCGTCGAACTTTTCGTTGAGGCGCAGCACCTGCTCGTCGGCGCGGGCGCCGAAGTCGGCGAGTTCCTGCATAGCGCGGGCGCGCTGCTCGTCGGCGCGAGCTTGGGCTTGTGCGGCCCGCTCCGCTTCGCGCGCGACGGCTAGGTCGTCGGTACGGAAACGTCCGCCGCGAGGATCGACATGCCGGCCATTGACCAGCGTTTCCTGGTGCAGATGTGGGCCGCGGCTGTTGCCAGCGCCGGGTGCGCCGCGCGCACCTCCGGACAGACCGATAACCTCGCCTTGAGCAACCTGCGTGCCCTTGGCCACGCCAAGCTGACTGAGGTGAGCAAGGCGGGTGATGGTGCCGCCGCCGTGGTCAATGAAGATGACGTTGCCATATCCGCCCATCGTGCCGGATTCGACGACGACGCCGCCGGCCGGGGCGCGGACTGGCGTGCCAACGGGCACCGCGATGTCAATGCCCGCATGGCGGCGGCCGGTGCGCTGCTCGCCGTACTGGCCGCTGATGCGCCCTCCGGACACAGCTGGGACGAACTCGGTGAGTTGGCCGGGATCGCGAGTGCTGCGGCTGCTCTGCTGGTTCCTCTTGATCTCGGCGTCCCGCAGGGCTTCGATCGCCTTGACCTCTTCGCGCAGCGCGCGCCCCAGGTTTCCGCTCTCGACCGCCGCCTCTCGCGCCTTCTCAATCATCAAATCGTAGCGCTGATTGATCAGGTCTTCGGGGCTGCGTTGGCCGAGTTCAACTTGGCGGCGGGAGAGAGCGTCGGCTATCTGGCGATCGGCCTGAGCTAGAGCGGCATCTGTTTCAGCCAGCGCTCGGCGAGCACGCTCAATCGCTTGATACCGATCAGACAGACCAAGTGCGGCAATGTCGCTGGACTGTCCGGAACCCGCAGCGCGCTGACGTTGGTATTCAAAGAGCGCCTGCGCTTCATCCAACGTCGCTTGAGTTGCCGCTCGAGTGGCCTCGGCTTCCGCCCTTTTCGCTAGAGCAATCTCAAGCGAAATCCGCGCTGCAGTTTTGCCAGAGTCGTTGAGATCGTCGAGTGACTTCTGGTTCGCTTGAAGAGCAGCAGTGACGCCCTCAATTGTCGCCCCGAAAGCGCGCTTGGCAGCTTCCGTTACCTGCGTCTGCCGCGCATCATCTTGCAGCTTCTCGACCGCGTCGCGCACGGCGTCGCCCTGACCCTTGAAGGCATCACTGCTCTCGATGAGGCGATAGATGAGCGGGCCGGCCAAGGCTGTAGCTGCGAGAACTGCGGCGCCCCAGGGCCCCGACAGGAAGGCCGCTGCGCCACCGATGGCGGCCGCCGTCTTGTTCGCGCTGCCCGCAAGCCCCGTCAGCGCATACGCGGCTTGCGGAGCCTGCTGCACGAGCACGGTCATCGCCGAAGTGCCGGCCTGGAGCTGCACGACTGAGTCCTGCATCTGCTGGCCGAGCATGACGTAAGCGCCCCGCATCGTGCCGATGGAGCTTGCGCCTGCGCGGCTCGCGGGCACGACCATGTTGGTCGCGGATACCGTCTTATTAAGCTCGCGCTGCACCGCCTCTGCCGCCCGCACTTGACCAAACATCGAGGCCGACATGTTCTCCTGCTGCGTCGCGTATGACCGCGCGGCGCTGATCGCCTCCCTGACCTCCTGCGTCCAGAGGTTGTCCGCCTTGGCCGCTGCCAACGTAGCATTGGCAACTTCGCGTGCCGCGATGGCCCGCGCGTCCTGCGCCCTCGCCGCCTCGCGCAGCTGGTCGACGCCCAGGTTGAGGCTGCCGACCTCGTTGCGAGGCATCGATATGGCGCGGTTGATGGTCCGCTGCGTTTCGTCGGCGAAGTCGGCGAACTTGCGCCGCGCGCCGGAAATCACGCGATCGGCATCTGCCAGGAACTGCGTCTCGGCCTGCCCATCCGTGCGATACCGCGCCTGAATGAAAATGGGAAAATCCGCGCCGGCCATCGTCAGCGAGCCGTCGTTTCGAGTGCGCGCTGAAGCAGCGCGGGAAGGTGCTGGCGTTCGCGCTCCACGATCTCGCGGATATTCACACGCGCGGCGCGCGCTGTATTCGGGATTGCCACGAAGGCGACGATGAACGCCTTCTCGCGCTGGCTCTTCCGGGCCCGGCCGGTCTTCGTGAGAGCGCGGGCCTTGCGTGGTGCGCCCGCGGCGTTGACGCTGCCGCCCCGCACTACAAGCAGCGGATAGCCGTTGATGCTGCGGATCTGCACTAGGGGGCCGATCTTGGTGTCCAGCCCGAACTTGGACCAATTGGCCGGCGTGACGCGCTCGCGCTTGCTGCCAGCGCCGGCCACGCGCGGGATCTCGTCGGTGGCTCTCCACAGCCAGCGGCCGCGCACCGGCTTGATGCTGGCGCCCATCGTGTATGCCTCGATCGCCCCAAGCGTGCGCTCCGAGCGCGAGCGGATGAACAGCGTGCCGGAAGCCGACCATTCATTGCCCTGCCGATGCACACGACCCTTCTGCATGTCAGAGGTCTGGCCAATGGCTTGACCCAGCCGACCCAGGTTAGCGCCACGCATCGCCGCACGAATGCCCTCTTGTGCCTGGCGGCTCACCTGATCCGTTGCGATGAGCGCAGCGGCTTCCACGCGGAGCCGGACCAGCGCTTGGTGTTGGCGGTATCGGCCGATGTATCTGTCGGCGAACACCGTCACGTCAGTTCGAGGCATGGCCTCGCCGTTGGCTCACGATCACTACTCTCCAATGAAAAGGGCGCCAGAAGGCGCCCGTTGGTTCTATTGCTGGCATCGCGGCGGTTTTGCCGTCAGGTTGTCTCAAATCGAATCATGAGGGCTGCAATGGCATTAGAAATTCAGACCCTCTCGGTTGACTTGCTGCGAGGCACGGCTTCGATCTCCCTGCGCGATCCAAGCAACAACGCGCACGTCAACATCATGGTGCCGATTGAGACCCCAGGGGATCAGCCTGAGAGCCAGCTGAAAGAGCTTGCGAAGGCGGCGGCGAAACAAGCCCTTCAAGGTGCCATAGCTGCTCTCTGAGACCCGCGACGGCCACCTCTAATGCGTCGATCCGCTTGGCATCATCCATCCTGATACTCCTTCGCTGCAATGAAGAAGGGGCGCCGTTTCCGACGCCCCTTCGGGTTGGCTGCCTTGCAGTGCCACGCCTGGACCGGCCTCACCTAGCCCGGCCACGCCATGCCTCGCCTGCCGTGCCTCACCAAGCCACGCCTTACCTTGCCGCGCCTAGCCATGCCTGCCTCGTTTCGGACCCTTTTAGGCGGCCCGAGCCTGATCGATTACGGCGAAAATTTCCGCCATCTCGGTCAGCTCTGCATGGCGTTGCCGCCACGCCTCCAATTCGCGCCATGCCTGATCGAGCACCTGCTGGCGAAGCTCGGCGTCGCTCAGTGCATGAGCGGTCGAAGTGTACGATCGATCCTCATCGCGAACAACAGATACGAAAGCCCTGATCGGCGCTTCCCCACCGTCCCGCTTCGCCATCTGAACGGTGATGTGGCGGATCATCGCCGATGCCTGAGACAGTCGGTATGCCTCAGCGGCATGCTGATCATCCCACTCGAACTCCGGATGCAGCGGCGCATCGGGAGACCGGCTCTCGCGCACCAAGTCGGCGGCTTCTAGGCGCCCGTTCTGGCGGACCCGGATGCGCTCCATTTCGGCGCCTGCCAGCTGCGGCGCCACCTTGTGATGTGAGCCAGGCTTCCAGCAATAGATGGCCATTACCCGCGCTCCCCTTCGACATGAAAGCGCCCGAACTGGCCGTCGCGCTCTGGTCGCCAGTCGCCAATACCCACCGCGAAGCCTGCAGTCTGGAACAGGTTCACCACCTGCTCCGCCGATAGCAGCCCGGCATTGAACTTGACCGGCAGCACGGCCGACCAAGGATCAAACTCCCCCCGGAACCTGATGTCTGCGGTGCCCTGACCAACTCGCGCCATGTCCTGCCGCATTGCCGGCACGCCTTTGATCTCCACGAACTCCTGGTCGATGTGGAAGGCCTGCCGAGCCGCCACCTTCGTAATCGAGGAGATGGACGTGCAGGCTGTAACCGCTGCCGACTTGAAGCCGATCGCCGGAAAGCCAAACCGCCCGTTCTCGACCTGCTCCTCCGTCGGTTTGGCGGGCATTCCGTCAAGCCAGTAGAGGCTCTCGCAAAAGTCCTGCCACGGGTCTTTCGCCTCGCGGCCCGCACTGGCCCGCTTGGTCTGTTTCGCCAACATCATTTCCTGCGCCTTCTTGGAGAAGGCATGGCAGATGAGCGGGCTGTCGCCGACGATCGGTATGAGAACCGTCTCGATCCGCAGCGCCGGCAGTTCGATCTTCTGTGTCGCCGCCATTATGCCGCTCCTTGCTGGAGGCGCGCGAAGTCCGCAGACACGATTTCCATAATTGGCTCGGACAACTCATTGTCGCCCGCGAAGTCTTCCGTCAGCGAGAGAGTGACCTTGAACAGAGCAGCAGGAAGCGAGGGCGCCGGAGTCCTCGCCAACGCTCTTGCGGCATCCCAATAGGGCATGAGGTATTTACGTGTACGCCGCTCGTCGGCTGCCGCCATTTGCTTTCCGAGCAACTTGTCAACCTCTGCGCCATACTCGTCCGTTTGGTAGCCCTTGCCGAACGCGGCCTGTAGTGCGTGACGCCCGGCGAAGTCAGCTTCCGTGGCTTTGCTATAGTCGCCGAACTGGTCGTCAGCTCGCGCCAAAGCCTCGCAAGCCAAGAAGCGCATCAGGTTCCGGTCCCAAACGGGATCGGAACCCAGCGTCGCAAGGGCCTGCGTTATGACGGCGCTGGACATCGTGATATAGGCTTCGTCAGCCATGATCGTTCTCCTGGAACGGTTATCGGTTAGGGCCGGTGTGGAAGTTGCTGCTTCCCACCGGCCTGCTTTTCTGATACGAGCAAATCGTGGGCCAGTCAATATCTGATACGATAAAAAGGAGGGGAAGGGGTCGGCCTCCCGTCAACGCGACACAATTAGCCGTTCGCGTCCCGCCCGATCAGCTAGCGCGAATCGACCTGTGGATTGCTGCCCAGGCCGACAATCCCTCTCGCCCGGAAGCTATCCGTAGGCTTGTCGAACAAGCGCTCAATCCAGAGAGTTGAGCAGTACCTGATTGCAGTTGAGGCCTGCCTTTACCCGCCACCACTGATACTCAGTCCGATTCTGCTCTTCCAAATACGCTGCAGCCACTTCCTCCCCGGCATCGCATAGTTCCTGCGGAGAACCGCCGGACTTCTCAACGATCTCGTAACGCTTGGCCGCTTCTTCACCTGCGGACTTGCAGCTGGCGAGAAGCAACAGGCAGACGATTGCGATGGTCCTCATAGCTCCAGAATGCGCCGACCGACCACTATGTCAATCCTCACCCCGCCGCCTCACCCGCCCCTTCGCATCAGCGATGACCGAAAAGGCATCGAGCAGCACAAGGGGTTGGTCGAGCACCGCGCGCCCGTCGGGATAGACGAAGCCGGCCATGCCCCGATCGCATTGCGAATGGAGCCGGACCAGCGAGAAGTGCTCATCGGTTACGCCGCGGAGCTCGTCACGGTCGACCTCGAACGCTTCGCCGTCGCCGCCGGGGATTGCCCAGGGTCCTGTTCCTTGCTCGAACTCTGCTGGTCGGGCTCGGAGGGCGACGGCGATCCGGAGTTTTTTGCCGTGTCCGCGTCGAGGTTCATACGGCGCACGCAGGCGACCATCAGGTCCAGCCAGGCCGCACCGGTTGTCAGCTCGCGCTCATTCTCGAACTTGGCTAGCGCATCGCGCACCTTGTAGGCGCACTCGAGGGTGAGGTAGCCGCCCTCGATCTGGCGCTTGGCGGCAAGCCCAGCAAAATCCTTCACCACGGCCGCGACGAGCAGAACGGGGCTTAGGTCGCCCGCATCGGCATTGTCGGCGACCATCCTACGCAACGTCTCGGACGCACGAAAGAGGTTGTCCGAGAGGCCGTCGATGGCGGCAAGCTCGTCCGAATCGTAGTCAAAGGTAAGCTCGGGCTCATCCTTGCGCGCGAGGTTCCAATCGTCGAGCGCAGTCCAGTAGACATCGAGGCGGGCGATGCCCGCAGCGTAGTCGTCGGCCGACCACAGGCGCTCGAGCTCGGCGCGGGTGACGGCGCGGATATCCTCGTCAGTGTGACGAACGAGGCCGGCCTCGCGCATGAGGCGGCGATGGTGCCGATGGTCACGGTGGGTGAAGGCGCGGAGCGTGAAACTCGGCGCGCCTTCGATCCGGGCAAGCGAGGGTGGAGTGAAGACGAGCTCGTCGCTCGCCTCCACCGGAATGTCAGCCTGGGGCATAGGCTTCCTTTCAGGTGAGAGGGTGGATCAGTACGGGAAGTAGATGCCGACGGACCTGTCGAATGCGTCGATCATCAGGTCGCCGGTCTCGTTCACGAGCGCGCCGCCCAGGTCGGGGTTCGGGAAGTCGAAGCGAGCCTGGGGAACAACGACCCCGATTATGGTGCCGGAGCCGTAGCCCCACTGGGCCCAGAACGGATGCTGCTGCTGCGCATCGGCCATGCCGAGCGTGTCGAACACGTCCTTGCTGTAGAACTGCCGCTGCATGCTCATGCGTGCGGTCGACGAGACGATCTCAGACGGATCGCTGCCGTCGGGCTGATTGGGATTGGGTGGGTCCTCGGACTGGATGCCCATGTCGATGGTGAAGCTGGCACCGCCCACCGCCTTGCCGGCCAGCCACTGGTCGCCGTCCTTGAACGTCGGGGTGGTGCCGCCGGGAGTCACAGCCGGCGATGCTTCCGCGGCCGATGCATGAATGGTGGCGGAGACCGTCACCTCCCAAGCGGGATACGAGCCCTGCGTCTTCGTCGACGTGTTGACCGGGATGCGTAGGCCGGTGACCTGCACGTCCACGAGGTCGTAGCGGTTGCCGCCATACCACACCTGCATCGACAGCATCGGCGGATCGCTGGCATCGACCGATCGGTAATAGCCGAGGAATGGCAGGATCTGATAGTCGGCCGCCGGCGGCGCACCGAGCGTCTCGGCAAGCGAGGCGCCCTTGTTTGCATCGTAGTCGACGATGACGGTCGTTTGGCGCTTCAGGCCCGTGCCGTTGTCGGATAGCCACAAGGGGAAGCCCTTGTAGGTCTGGGCCACCGCGCTCGCGCTCGCACCGAGCACCGCCTTGGTCGTCGTACTGCCGGCGCCCACGGCTTCGGGCGCCTCCGGAATGGCCACGGTGTTGCGGATCTCGGTGAACTTGCACGCCTGGAGCACGCGGCCGGGCAGGTATTCGTTGGCCCCGGGCACGCCCGAACCGCCCGGCGGGCGCATGAGAATGTTGAACGCCATGGTGAACGTCTTGCCGGTGACGTCGGGCGCGTTGCGCGCCACCGAGCCGGTGTATTCCGGGTTGTCGATGGTGACGCTGGAAATCTGCGGTCGCAGGTTGGCGACGCGCAGGAAGTCGGCGGGGAGCGTGGGGGTGTCGAAGATGCCGGGCGTGGCCTGGATCTTCAGCGCCAGTGCGGTTTCGGTGGACTTCTGGGCCATGAACGGTTCCTCGTGTCAGGCGGTGATCAGGCGTCGTCGCCAGAGGGCGGCGGCACGTCAGCGAGCGCGGTGAACTCGGGCAGCGCTTCGCCGGTGACCTCGTCCCACTTCTTCGCGGCCTTGGCGCGGTCCTGCGTGCGGAACGGCTCGTTGAGACCAGGCCCGGTGATCTCGTGCCAGCCGCCGGCCTTGGCCTCGTACCGGAAGTCGGGCGTCGGGATGGTGGCGACGCGCTCCGCCTCGCGCGGCTGCGGGCGCGTGGTGGCCTTGTCGACGTCGGCCTGAGTGACCTCGCCCTTCATCGCCGCTTCATGCAGCTGGCCGAAGTCCACGCTCCCCGACGGGAGCGGTGGGAACACAGTATCGGGCATGTCGGATGGTCCTTTCGGAGGGATCAGTAGAAGGGGACCGCGCCCTGGCCGACGATGGTGAACCAGTCGTCGCGGGGGGTGAAGAACTCGACCTGGTATTGGAGCGAAGTGCCGTTGGTGTCCTTGCCCTCGATGCGGGCAGGAGCGGCGTCGATTTCCTGAATGTCCTGCAGCATGCCGCCGAAGCTGCGGTCGGCGGCGATCGCGGCGTGCGCGTGCGCCATCGCGGCCTTGTTCTTGCGTCCGAGCGTCCCGGCCGGCGCGTGGCCGCTGACGAACTCTACCTCAACCGTCTGCGTGTGGATGCTCTGGCCCTGCTCCTGCGACTGATCCATCGCGATCGCCACGGTCCAGATGCTGACCGAGGGGCCCTCGACATCAAGGGCGACGTCAGTGGATTGCTGGCCCAGCACGGTCCAGCCTTCGAGCGGCGCGCCGGGCGTGGTGAGCGGGTCGAGGACGGCTTTGACCGCGTCCTCGACCTTGTCCCAACAGGTGTCAGCCACCAGCTACTTCTCGGACCTCGAACTCCCAATGCGTGCCGCTCTCGTCGGTGCGTGCATTCACGGGCTGAAAGGTCCGGTCGGCGAACTGCGGCAGCGCCACTCGCGCCGCTCCGCCAGGCTTCACCGGAACATCGGCGCGGAGGACGACCACGATGATGTCCTGCACCATGGCTGTCGCATTGTCGAAGGCGCGCCCTGCCTCTCGGTGGTCAACATAGCCGCGCACGGTCGCGTACGCGGCGCCAGCTGCACTGTATTGGATGCTGTCCCCGAGCGCGTCCATGCACGTCCGGTCGAGACCGGAGAGGAGGCTCTCGATGCTGGGGAGCGGCATGTCAGGCAGCCGGAGCCCCGTCGTCGGTGACGCCATCAGCAACCGGGATCGCCGGCAGTCCGGTCAGTGCTTCCTCGAGCTTGGCCGCCCCGTGGGCTTTCACCGGCTCGAAGCCTTCGGGCCCGGTGATGGTGTACCAGCCCCCGGCATTCGGCTCGACCTCGTAGCCCGAAGGAACCGGGAGGTCCTTGTCGCCCACCGTGATGGTGACCGGCGAGCCGCCGGTGGGACCGGCGGACTCGAGGGCCTCGGCCACCGGCTGCACGACAGGCTCCGTGGTGCCGACAACCTGGCCGTCCTGCCGCGGCAGACTGCCGCCGGCCTTGCCGTCGCCATCACCGTCCAGCCCCTCGAGCTTGGTGTCGGTGATGAGCTTGTCCCGCTCGAGGAAGGGAACATCGGCTTCGTCGACCGTCACCCGCCTGCCCTTGTTCAGCACGATCATGCTCGTGCCGTAGTGGACGGTGCGCGTTTCCGCGGCGATCCGCTCTACTGTCTTGACCATCGTATTGGTCTCCGTGGGAATGTCAGGTGGACGGATCAGATGGTGACGGTCAGCACGAGGTCGGGGCGGCCGTTGAAGAACAACGGGTAGGCGTAGATCTCCGGCTGCACCCAGCGCGGGAGCTCGCGCCCGACTTCGCGGACGAGGTCGGCGTAGTAGCGCCGGCCGTCCTGGTTCATCGTCACCAGACTCTCGTTGTTCGGCCCGATGATGTGCTGGAACATGCCCGGCACGCCGACGGGGAAGACCTTCGCCTTGTTGCTGGGGATGGCAATGGTCGAGCCATCGTCGGTGCCGCGGTAGTGGAACCACTCGACCCCGCCGAGTTCGTAGCTCGTCCAGAGCCGCTCGCCGCGCAGCGTGGCTGCCGCTGCATAGTTCTGGTAGGTCGCGGCGACGGCAGGGTGACCGATCAGCCTGAACCAGAAACCGTCACCGCAAAGAGCGCGGATGCGGAAGCGCGGGTTGTTCCCGTTGCCCGACGCACGGGCAATCGGCATGACGACCTGCGTTCCGATCTTCTCGACGAGTTCGCCGATCGTCATGTTTGCATTGTCGAGCGTGAGGTCGATGTCCGCAGGCTGCGTGATGCCGAACTCGGTGTAGTAGTTGGCCAACTGCGAACCATCGGTGTCGAGCACGATGCCGCTCAGCGCACCCAGGCGGTGGAACTCCTCCGTGAGCTCGAGATCCTCGACGTTCTTCTCCTGCAGCCGTGCGACACGCGCCGCGACGGTCGCGTCAACGCTCATCCCCTCCATGGGCGCCAGATTGGCGAGCTCGTGCGCGTAGAGCTTGCGACCCTTGGCGATGCGAGGAATGCGGAAGGTCCGCATATTCTCGGTATCGATGCCGCCCACTTCGATCGGCGCGCCGCGCAGGGTGGCGCGGATGAGGGAGATGGTGCTGCTCGACATGCCGAGCACAACACTGTCGGTATTCACCGGCGTCGGCTCAAACTGGATGACCTGGTCCAGCATCATCGGAACGTATGGCCGCTTGGAGATCGCGCGGATCATCGCGGCTTCGGTGAAGGCGTCGCCGTTGAAGACGGCCATGGTGATGGGCATTGTGTCTATCCCTTCGAGGAATGGCTCGGCTTATTCGCCGACGTGCTGCGGGAGGACGGCCATGCCTTTGGCGCGAAGCGCCTCGCGCACAGCGATCTGCGCTGCGCCGGACATGCCCGTCTTGTAGGTGAGCTCGTTGCCGAAGATGGTCGCCGGGCCGCTGTAGGTGGCAACCGTCTTCACCGCGGCGCTGGTCGCGTCCACGGCGTGGAAGAGAATGGCGGCGTTGGCCGGCAGTTGGCTGCCGTCGGTCGCGGCCGGATCGTGCACCTTGTAGGTGCCGGGCGTCGCGGTGACTTCGGCGATCACGGTGCCGGGCACGAGAACGCCCTGCCCGCTGGCGATCATGATTTCGCGATTGATGATGTTCGGCGGCGCGCTCTCGCCCAGGTAGCACCCGGAGCGCTTGGTGTTGAAAGAGACGGTCGGCATCGGCATTACTCCGTGGTGGGCCGGTCAGGCTTGCGGTTGCGGTTCAGCCCTTCGCGGGCGCGGGCTTGAAGGCGTTGTTGATGGTGTCGGCCTGGGCCCAGACATCATCCGCCACTGCAGCGGTGGGCTTGTCGGTCGCGTTCGCGCCGGCCCCGATATCCGCGTTGCCGCCGTTCATGGCGGCCTGCATTTCCTTCCGACCCGCTTCCTCGGCGATCTTGCGCTGCTCGTCCTCGGACAGGGCCTTGGGCGCATGCGGCAGCGGCTGATGGGCGAGCTCGTCGATGATCTCCTCGGCGCTCATGCTGCGGCCGAGCAGGCGCGTGGCGTGCGCCTCGCGGCCCTTGGCATTCTCGTGGCCCAACACCTTGTTGAAGCGATCGGCGGCTTCCTTGCGGCCCTCCTCGCGCGCGGCGGCTACAGCCGCCTGGATTTCTTGGTCGGTCATGCTGTCGTCCTCTTCGGTTCCGCCCGATGCGTCGGCGTCGGGAGTGTGGGTGGCTGCGTCATCGCCGCCGGTGGCGGCCAATTCGGTTACGGTGTCCTCTTCGGACGCGCGGGCTCGGAACGCCTCAAGGCGCGCACTCTTCGGCATGTCGGGTTCCTCTTGTATGTGCGCCCTTCAGGCGCGGGCTGCCGCTCGTTCGAGCTTGGCCCAGACCTCGTCCTCGCTGGCGACGGCGTCCATGAGGCCGAGCTTGACCAGATCCTCGCCGGAGAACACCTCTCCGCGCAGATCGCGGATGGCCTGCGGCTTGATCGGTCGCATGGCTGAGACGAACTCGACCAGCATCTCGCTGGCCTCTTCGACAAAGCCCTCGAGCTTGCCGATGAGCTCCTCGTCGATCTCTTCGCCCATGCCGCCGCGGGCTTTCCGGTCGGCCCAGCTGGCGCGCACCACGATAGGCTTCAGGCCCATGCGCTCCATCGCCTTGGACTTGTCTACGACATTAATAAGCGCAGCGAGCGAGCCGCCGATCACCTCGCGGCGCCCGAATATCTTGTCCGCGGACGATGCGAGCACGTAAGCCGCACTGGCAGCCTGGTCATCGAGGTAGGCGTAGATGGGCTTGCCACCTTCCGCCTGGCTCATCGTGGCCATCTCCTCGGCAGCCGCGAACATGCCAGCGACCTCGCCGCCCCCGCTCTTGTAGGGCATGAATATCCCCGAGATGTCGCCGTCTGCGGATGCAACCCTCATCGTGGTAAGGATCGAGTCGTAGCTGGTGAGCCCGCTCTCGGCGCTCATAAACCCGCCCTTGTGAACCAGCGTGCCTTCAACCGGGATCATCGCGATACCGTTGCGGTGCCGGAACGGCTTGCGGTCCCCGCTGTCGCCATAGAACACCGCCTCGCGCGCCCGGGCACCAAGCTCGATCTCAGCCAGCGTCTGGGCGTCGATTTTATCAGGCTTGGCACCAAATATGCGCTGGTCGGCGAACTTGCACAGCGTCTCGTTCTTAAAGCGGTCGAGCGCGATCGGGCGGTTGTAAAGGCGCTCGGCCCAAAGCGGGAAGCTGCTCATGCCGCCACCCTGCCGTGGTTCTGGTGATAGCCGTAGCATTCACTTGCCTGCCTCCGCACATCTGCAGCGGCTTCTATCGTGGCGAAGTACCCAAGGTTCTTGACCTTGCCCTCAGCCTTTATCGACGCGACCCACTTGCCGGTACGGCGGTGCAGATGAACGCCCGTCACCCCACTGGTATTGCGCCTGTTGCGGCGCTGGTTCTTGGAGTTGACCGCCCCAGGAACGTCCCGAAGATTGAGAGCCCGATTGTCCGCACGGTTTCCGTTTTCATGGTCAATGCCGTGCAATGGCCGTTCACCGTGATGTAGTGCCCAGCATACGGTGTGGGCCGACAACGTGATCCCGAGCACTGCACCGTGCAGATAGCCGTCGCCGTTCAGAGCGGTGAGTGCCGATTCGCCGGCGTGCCTTGAGTTCCAGATCTTGCAGCTGTGTTCGGGAGCCTGCTGCGACCCCTTAAACATGCTTTCGTCCCTGGGCTTCCAAGTCAGAGCGCCGGATAGCGGATTGTAGTCGAGCAGCCGATGCAGCGTTTCGATGGTGATCTCTGGCTTATTCATCGTCGCCCTCTTCCTCGCCGTCACCGACGATCGCTGCTTCCTCCTTGGGCAGATCCTTGAGCCCGAACTCCGCCCTCATTTCGGCCTCGCGAGCGAGGTCCATGAAGGTGTCGCGCACATCGAGCCCACGCTCGTTCATTTGGACGGTCAGGCTGCTGCGCCGCGCGGAAAGATCGCCGTCGTTGCCGTCGCTTTCCTTCTTCGGGTCGATGACCCCGCGGCCGGGCCCGAGCCATTGAGCCATGGTGAGCTCGGCGCGGTAGCGAAAGAAGGCCGCCGGCCCGCCGGGCAGCTTCACTTTGCCAATCGCCACCGCTTCCTGCAGCCAGGCTGAGTAGATTGGGGTGCAGAACATCTGCGTGAACTGCCAGCGGTCGTCGAGCAGCCCGCGCCAGATTTCATTCAGCAGCGTGCGGGCGGACGAGAAGTTGATCTCGTCCCAATTTCCAATCAGTTGTTGTTCGGATAGCCCGAAGTCAGTTGCGATCGACCGCAGGCCCTGTTGCCGGAAGTCCGCGTAATGCGCCGGTGGCCCATTCGCCTCGGCAAACCCGATCTCCTCTTCCGGCAGCAGCGTCGTGAAGCCGACGCCCTCGATCATCAGAGGGTTCTCTTCGCGGAAGGCCAGCCAATCCTCGGCATAGCCCGCGCGATAGCCGTGCGCGTCCGGCGCCTCGGAAACCAGGTCGCGCGCTTCGTCGGTGCCCAGCTTCGTCCGCAGGTACGGCGCGCGCAGGGCGCGCAGGATAGCGAGCTCGAGCTCCGCTTCATCGTAGCGCTGCAGCGTCTTGATCGTCCGCATTGAGGCTACCAGCCGCGATACGCCGCGCCGCTGCTGCGCTCGCTTGCGCCGGAAGGCGTGGATCAGCCGGGGCCGCGCGTCCGCGTCTTCCCGCGGGATCCGCACGGTGTCGTCTACCGACAGCGCTTCACGCGCGTCGGGATGGTTCTTCCGGACGTGATAGGCGACCGGAGCACCGGAAGGGTCGATCTCGACGCCGCCTATGATCTGGTTGCCGTTCGCCAGCTTCTCTTCGTCTTGCTTGCCGATCGGGTTGCCGAGCCGGTCGGGGTCGATCAGGCGCACGCAAGTCTGGTAGGCGCTGCCCCGGTCGCGCATCTCGATGTAGGCCATGGCTTCACCATCGGTCCACCAGTGGCGGTAGGCTGTGTCGATCATCTGGCCGAGGGTCTGAGTGCGCTCGGCATCGCAAAGGCGGCGGCTGTCCAGCCCCCACACGCGGAACTGC